TTCGGATCCCACTTGGCGAGCAGCTTCAGCCGGGTCTCAATCTGGAGCTTCCGGTGCCCGAGCATGTCCGACCGCTTAACCTGCATCCCGTCCTCGCTCTCGGTGATCTCCTCGCCGATGATCGGGGTGTCGGCGATCCGTAGCGCGTCGAGGGCGATCTTGTCGAAGCCACGATCTCTCGCGCGCGCGATCTCGGCGGAAATCTCGGGGCTTGCATCCATCCAGTCCCTGACCGTGCGGTCGCTGGGCATGGCCACCGGCGAGCAAATGACGGTCAGCGGCGTTCCCTCGCTCAGTCCATCGACGATGCGCTTCAGCACCGCAGGCGTCAGCTTGGACGGCCTGCCGGCTCGCTTCTTGGCGGCTTTCTTTGCTCGCTTCATAGATTTCGCGCCCTCTTCAACGCATCCAGCGTCGGCCTGCCGCGTGAGTCGAGCGCATTCGGCCCCAGACGGGCCGTCACGGCGGCGATGGCCTCCCGGCGTAGGTCAGGCGGCAGATCGTCCACATCGGCATCCACGCCGGCGTTGAGCTGCTTGGCCGGCCCGATCCCGAACCGGGTTAGATCGGGCGGGACAAGCACCTCGCCGGGGCGGACGAGCCCGAGCGCCTCGGCCTCCTTCCGGCTGACCGGCTGCTGGGTCATGTAGGAGTTGAACCCGAACGGCCCCCAAGGCACCTCGAAGCCTCCGATGTCGGCGGCGTTTTGGAACAGCCAAAACTCGAAGTCGTCGTAGCGGCGGACCTGGCCTTCCGCAGCGACGTGCCGATCCCGGGGCGTCACGGCGCCAGGGCGGCGGAAGAACCGGGCGGCGGGCCATCGGTTCAGCGTGCGCGGGTTGGTCACTCGCGTCTGCCAGTAGGCGAACGTTTGGGCCTGCTCGGTGTTCGTGTTGAAGATGAGCTGGAGGCGGGCATTCGAGACAACGTTCGCGATCCGGGCGTCCTTGAAATCGGCCGGATCGGCGAGGCCCTCGGACACCAGCAGCGTCCCGGCGCGTTCGCGGAACTCAGCGAGGCCTCCGACCTTGTAAACGGTTTCCTCGGCACCGGTGCTCGGGTTGATCACGGTCTCGGTGCTGCCGGCCTGCCAGTCCAGCAGCATGTTCCGCATCCTGTTGAGCACTTTCGCGGAGTTGATCGTCGCGGAGAAGAACGACCGCTGGCGGATCGCTGGGCCGACGGCCTGCCAGTCGGCCGAGTTGAACGTCGAAGGCGCGGCCTTGCGTTTCAGCAGGGCGCGGAGCGCTTCGAGGAAGGCGATCATTCGATGAAGCCTGGGGTGGCAAGGATGCCGAGCGACCCGATCGCGCAAAGAGCGACCCCGGTGCAACCCAAGGCCGTCACGTCGAGCAGGACCGCGCCGAGGATGATCATGGCGGCGGAGCTGAGGATAGCGGTGATTTGGCGGCGGTTCATGCGGTGATTGCGTCGGCTCCCCAGTTGTCGCGCCTGGCCGACGGCGGACGGTTATGAAAGGGCTTGCGGCCCGCCCTTCGGCGACACTGTGGGATGGTCGGGATTCCGTCAGGCACGCCCCCAAGATGCCGGGTCCAGGCGGGATTGCAAGCGGGTAACGCGGGTAACGCGGGTAACAATCGCGCGTTGCAGGCTAACCCTTTGAAAATCATGGCGGGAGGCCCTACTACTACTACCTACAACTAAAAATAGATTATTAATTAAGTAGCCCTCTCCTATAGGGGCTCTCTCTCTAAATTTCTCTCTCTATTTTATAGGGGATGTATTTCCCCGGTTGCTGTTACCTCGTAACCCTTTGATTTGCAGCGGAAATCCCGTCACAAGTAACAACAAAGCCCGCTCCACCCAGAGGCGAAGCGGGCCGGATGGCGATGCCCCGATTAGAACGGGATGTCGCCGCCGCCGTCCGCGGTGGGCTCGGATTGCGCCGGTGAAGGCGCCGCAGCAGCCCGCCCGATCGGCTTCCAGTTGCCGACGACCGGCCCTTTCTCCCCGGCTTCCCGGCGATCCTTGGGGAGGTTGACGGCAGCAAATCCGGCGTAGCCGTATTTGTCAGCGCCGTCGCGATTCGGGATGAGCGTCAGCTCGAGGTAGGAGCCCTTTTCGCCGACGTGGATGGCGTTTGCATGGATCGGAATGGCGATGAACGCGGTGCCGTCCTTGGCGGTAAAAGGGCGGGCTCCAATAAATCTGAGCAGATCGATTTTCAGGCTTTGCATGGTGTTCTTCTGAGTGCGGTAAGGATGGTCTGCATGGTGCGGTTGAATGCGATGGCAAGCGAGGATTTATCGACGCCCTGCTCGTAGGCGGCGCGGATCGCCTCGTCGCGCGCCTTGATCGCGGGCGGTTTGTTGACTCCCGGGCTGAATGCTTCGCTGGGCTTGCAGCCGTTGGCTTTGGCGGCCTCGCGGATGCACTCGCGGATGATGAGGGCGGTTTGTTTTGTGGTCATGGGATTGGTTGGGGGGAAATTAGGCGGGAATCGATCCGATCTCGCCGAGGTTTTTCCCGAGGGCCGGCGACCTGGCCCATGGGTCAAAATCAGCATCCGGATCACCGTCGAGGTAAGCGGTAAATTCGTAGCGGAGCCCGCTGGTCCGGCCGCCATGCTCGTCCCAATGGAACTCTCGCGCGATGACAAGGCCGTTGAGCATGGCGTAGGACCTGCGGTGCGGCTGGCCCTGTTCTACTCGCGGGATTGTGAAGCTGAGGCCTTTGACTTCTTCGATGGAAGGGAGTTTCATAGGTCGAATCGGTCGGGGTTAGGGGCGGCGAATCGTGGCGGTGAGGTTCGCGACAAAGAGACTCGCGCCGGATAGGTCCGCGCCGGTGAGCTTCGCGCCGTAGAGGTTCGCGTTGCGGAGGTTCGCGCCGGTGAGGTTCGCGCCAAAGAGGTCCGCGCCGGTGAGCTTCGCGCCGTAGAGGTTCGCGTTGCGGAGGTCCGCGTTGCGGAGGTCCGCGTTGCGGAGGTTCGCGACAAAGAGACTCGCGCCGGATAGGTTCGCGCCAGTGAGGTTCGCGCCGGTGAGGTCCGCGCCGAAGAGGTCCGCGTAGCGGAGGTCCGCGCCGGAGAAGTCAGCGCCGGCGAGGTTCGCGCCGGGGAGGCTCGCGCCGTAGAGGTCCGCGTTGCGGAGGTCCGAGCCGGAGAAGTCAGCCCGCTGACCATGCTCTGGGTCGGCAAGCCATTCGGCGTGCAAGCTGAGGGTTTTTTGGATTTGGTCGGTTTTCATATTTCTGGGGTTGGTTGGGGATTAGAGGGCCGGTTGATTAGGCGAGAGCGGCGACCCACTCAGACCATGCCGCAGTCATGGCCTTGTCTCCCTGGATAAACAGCGGGCGGTTTGAGCGAACCAGCAAAAACGGCATTGCGTGGCGGGCCATTGTAAGGTCGACTTTGGAAGTCGTCCCGCTTTCCACTTTGCGGCGAATTGAGGGGGCCATCAGGTCGGCCATCGGAAATTCGATGGCGAGTTGGTCCATTTTTGCGAGGTATTCGGTGGTGGTCATTTGGTTGGTTTGGTTGACGGCGCAAACCTACCGCGCCGTTGCATTTGTGCAACGCAATTTTTCGATTATTTTCAGCCGCCCGTCACCGGCACGCTCACCGCCCGCTGCCGGATGTTGAGCCCGAAATTCAGCACCTCGTGCTTCTCATGACCCGCCACCCGCTCGAGCTGCTGCCGCCATTTCGCGCCGGCCCACGGCGTGTCCGCGAAAATCCGCTCCAGCGCCGGGTGCCGATTGGCGATGCTGGCCCGGCCGTCTTTGATCAGGATTCCGTGCCGTCGGAGCGCCTCGCGGGTCTCGGCGACGACCCGGAGCGCGTCGTCGCTGATGGCGGAGCCGCCGAGCAATTGGACCGCCTCAGAAATGGAGCGCGTCACCGGGCGCTCGTGGACCTCGTAGCGGATCGAGGCCGCGAAGAGGTGGGACAGGCACTGGTTCTCGTCGTTGTCGATCTCCTCGGCCTTGAAGCCGGTCCAGTCCTGCCGCGCCATCCAATCCTTGGCAAACTCCTCGGTCGCGATCCGGGTTGAGGTCAACGAGAACGCGCCGGCGAGCAGGGTGCCAAGCTGGTCTGCGCTCCTTTTGTCACCGGTAAATTGGACCGCGACACAGGAAAACGTCTCCGCATTCGCCCGCAGGGTTTTGGCGTTGGCGAGGGATCGGGCGCGGATCTGCTCGGCAAAGCCCTTCCGCTCCACGGTGTCGAGCCACAGCGCCTTGACGATCTCGAAATGCTCCTGCGAGCCGGGGCCGTTGTTTTTGCGCAACTGGAGGACGGTCACGCGCGACACGTCGGCCTTCTTCACCGCAGCCACCCCGATGGAGGCGAACAGGAAACATGATCTGACCATGTAGTCGATCGCCCCGCCGCCGGCGCTGCCTTTGGTGATCCGGGCCTTGCTCTCGCTCGACGCCTGGCGGGCGAGCTCCAGCACGCCCTCAAGCCGCTGTTGCCCCCGCTTGTCCTCGCTCTCGGCCTCGTCGAAAACGACCGGCAGCGCGTCGGAGCCGATTTTTTGCCTCAGGCCAGCCTCTGTGGTTGCGCCCTGCACGTGGATTGCAGAGTCCCCGACGATCGGCGAGATGATGTTCGCGACGCTCCATGACTTGCCCGATCCCGAAGGCCCGGTCAGCCACAAGTGCGGCCTCCAGACGAGCGCCCCGCAGATCGGCGCAATGGCGAGCCAGCCGGCGAGGAGTTTGCCGTAGAGCGGGCGCTCCCAACTGAGCATCTCGCAAAGCTCGATCAGGCGGGCCGCGGTTCGATTGTCTGCGCCGTCGCCGGAATCGACGGGGATTTCCAGAGCTCCCTCGTAAATCGCCCGAGCGGATGAGGAGAACTGCGGGATCGGTTTGGCGGTGCCGTTGATGACCAGCCGATCCCCGGCGTGGAAAACAACGTCGTCTCCGTCGATCCAGCACCCGCGGCCGCGAATCCGCTGCGGGTCGAATTTTGGCAGGGACTGGCTGCGCTGAATGAGCGCGTTGACCGCTTGATCCCAGCCTTTGCCAGTCAGATCGGCCCCGCCGCCGTAGCCGGCCTCCCACGCGTTCAGGACGGCGAGGCGCATGAGGTTGTTTTTCGTGTGGCTGGATGCCGTCAGGCTCACCACCTGCTGCCCGCGGTCGGGCATGTAAAAAAACGAGTCGCCGTCCACGCCGAGCAGGCGGAACGGCAGGTCTTCGATCCGGTCATCCTGTCGCGGCTTGGCCGGCGGCGGCGGCGGCGCCTGCGCGGGTTGCCACGGCTCGACCTCATCCTGCGCGGGCTCTTGCTCAGGCATCGGATCGGCCCGCGGCATCATGGCCTCGATGAATCGCGCCCGGTCCCAGCCCTCGGCCACCGCGTCGGCCAGATCCCATCCGTCCTGCGGTCCTGCCGGCGGCTGGACGATGCGGACTTTCGCGGCGATCCCGGCGAGAGCCTTGGCGACGGCGTGCGCGGCCTCGATGCCCGGCGCGTCCCGATCTGGCCAGATCACGACTTTGCGCCCGGCGAGAGGTGACCAGTCGGCGTATTTGACGGCCTTCGATCCACCCGGCCATGTCACGACGACGTGCGAGATCGTCCGCGCGGCGTCGGCGGCTTTTTCCCCCTCGACGATCAACACGCCGGCGTCGGGATTGGCGGCGAGCAGGTCGAGGCCGTAGAGCGGGCGCGGCTTGGCGAAGGACAGCCAGCGCCACTGCTCGCGGCCGTCGGTGTGGCGTGCCCATGTCAGCGGAATCACGTCCTTGCCGCCGGTCGGCAGGTCGAACCGGCAGACGGCACCGAACAGGCAGCCGGTAGCGTCCCGGTATTCCCATATGCCGGACGGCGCGCCGAAGCGGTGGTGCTGGATGCGCTCGGGGAGTCGCACGCCCTCCGGCGCCGTCGTCGGTGCCCACTCAGCCGGGGCGGCAGGCTTGGGTGCTGCGGTCACGCCCTGTGACTCGATTCCGGTGCGGAACCGCTCGCCGATTTCGATGGCGGCGTCTTTCATCGAGGCCGATCGGATCGCGGCGAGCAGCGAGATCGGATCGGAGCCGCCGGAGCCGGAGCTGAAGTCCTTCCAGACGCCTGTCCGGGTGTTCACGCTCAGCGATCGGCCAGGCTCGCCGGACAGGGAGCCAATCTTGAACTCGTGGCCCTCACGATGCCCGTGGGGAAACCACTCAAGGAGCAGGGACTCAAGGGATGAGAGGGCAGCAAGGTTGATGGCCGCGAAGTCGATTTTCATGGTTGGTTGGTGGTTGGTGCGGTTCGGATCTGTTGCAGTTGTCCCGGCCGGCGGCAAGGTCAATCCTTGGCCTTCTTGGCATGGAATATTTCAAGGGCGTCGCGGATGAGTTCCGCCTTGCGCTTGCAGGATGTCAGGCAAACGCGGTTCTGACCGCGGCTGTCAACGACTTCCCACTCGTGCCATGCTTGGAGCTTCACGAAGGAGCCAAGGAGAATGCCGGGCTGGGCGATAAAAAAGCGGGGTTTCATGGTTGATTTTGAGTTTCGCCCACGTCCCACCCTGCCTCGTAGGCGTACCAGCGGAGCGTCCGAGCCGGGTGGCTGTTGTCCCAGTGGCCCCGGCGGGCGTCGTCGCAGCCGGTCTGGAAGATCGGCTCCAGCGCCTTCCAGTGCGGGGACCGCTGCATCTCGCGGAGTTCGGGCGGGCGGGGTGGTTGTGGCATGTTCAGGGTCTATCGGAGGAGATTCCATGCGAGGCGGACCACTGCCGGAACTTGCCCGTTGCCGATTGCGCGGAGTCTGTCCACCCGAGCGGCCACCCCATGAGCCACTCGACCCACGTCGGGTTCAGACTCCCACCAGGTTCCGTGCGCGCCACATGCTGGCCCAGCGTGTCCTTGCCCGGATCGGCCACCCTCGACGGCGGCACCGTCCCAGTGTCCTTCCAGTCCCTCGCCTTGGGCGTCGGGAACGCCTTCACGGCTCCCGCCAGCAGTAGCTCGCCCTTGCGCTTCCCGCTCCGGCTGGTCTGTCCGCCGTTCGCGCAAGCCGCCGTTGGCGTCGGCCACTGCTTCGCGTCCTGATAGCTCGGGCGCTTCCCGCCGTTCCCGGCATACTTCGCTTGCTCCATGTCCGCCATCGTCATCATGGAGGCGGTCGGTGTGGGGATCGATCGGTTGACCGCCCGCCCCAGCTCGTTCCCGCTCGGGCCATTGGTCCGCCCGTCCGGGCTGAAGCCGTGAGGAGTGGGCCACGATCCAGATTCGTTGCCGCTTGTGAGGAGCTCCGGCATGGACAGCTCCCAGCACTCCCCATCTCGCATCATACCCCATCGCGGCCAAGTCCCCGAGAACGGTTCCAAGTCCCCGAGAAGTGAGAACTGGTGAGTTCTCCACGAGGACGTATCGAGGTCGAACCTCGCCAATGATCCGAGACATTTCAGACCAGAGGCCGCTTCGCTCGCCGTCGAGTCCCGCTCCTTTTCCGGCTGCTGAGATGTCTTGGCACGGGAAGCCTCCAGATACCACGTCAACAAGTCCGCGCCATGGTTTGCCGTCGAAGGTTCTAACGTCGTCCCAGATGGGGAAGGGGTCGAGGCATCCGTCGTCTTGTCGGGCCGCGAGCATCCGCTGGGCGGCAGGCTCGAACTCGACGGCACAGACGCATTTCCACCCGAGCAGTTTGCCGCCGAGAATGCCGCCTCCAGCGCCTGCGAAAAGTGCCAGCTCATGTAATTGTTCGTTTTGGTTCATTGGTTGATGATAGCCAGAGCATCCTCCACAGATCGCGCCACGCCTGCAAGCCCGCCGTCGGCCCGGACCCGATCGATGAAGTTCCGCTGGGCATCGGTCGCTTTGCCCCGCTCGCCCTTGACCTCGATGGCGAGGAAGATCGCGAGCTTCTGGCCGACCATGTCGGGCGTCACGGTCACGGATCGCCAGCCGATCAGGTCGGAGCCGCCGGGGTTAGCGACCCCGTAGCGGATGAGTCGGCCCTCAGCGTCCTTGAGCGCCCCGCAGTTGTTGCGAAACAGCCGGACGCCGGGAGTCGAGAGGCCAAGCATTATAGCCCGCAGGCGGTTCATTTCGTTCATCAAAAGAGATCGGGTTGTGGGATTGATTGGGTGGGCGGTGCGTCCTCGATTACCGGAGGGTTGGCGATCTGCTCGCAGACGTCCATTGCGTAGCCGCTGAGTTCGCGGATCAGTTCGGCGAGGGTTTGGCCGGGGTCGGGTTGGAATTTGGCGATGGCAATAAAAATCTTTTCGGGTTGAATAAGGGAACGCAACCACGCTTGAAATGATGATCCGTCCTCCCTCAAAAAAGCTATTTGCCGGTTACGGCGGCGGCTTCGCTCAGCCATCTTTTCCTTGTTGGCTTCGGCGTATCGGCGGCCTTGCTCAGCCTTCCGCGCCTTCTTCTCCTCCGGTGTCAGGCTCATCGCATCACCCCCTTCCGCGAGTTCCACACGTGCTTGGCCCAGACATCCGGCGAGCGGTAGCCACGGGCGCGGCCCAGCGCGATCAAGTCATCCAGCGTCTGCGCCGACCCCTGTTCGTGCCGTTTCTGGCGTGCAATCTCTTTCGGGTCGACCTCCACCAGCTCGCCTTCCGCCTGCTCGATCTCGCGCTCCTTGCGTGGATACTCAAACCCGCACTCCGGGCAGGCCGGCGCAGGCGGGTGGGAGCGGTAGCATTCCGGGCACTGCCGCTGCTGGATCTCCTCCTCGTCGCTGGCCTTGCACTTCTTCTTCTTCCTGCCCTCTAGCGTCCAGTCTCGGACGGTTTCGGCATACAGGTGCCGGGACAGGTTGCCGACATGGTCGAGGATGATCGCCTTTGCCTTCCCCGGTGCCGGCCGCAGCACCCGCCCGATCTGCTGGAGGTGCAAGCCAAGTGACTTGGTCGGCCTCAGCAGGATTGCAGCCGCCACCAGCGGCAAGTCAAACCCCTCGTTGATGATCTCGCAACTCGTCAGCACGTCCAAGCGACCGTCGCCCAGCGCCCGCACGACCTCCCGGCGGGCCTCGCGGTCCATCGTTCCGTCGATGGTCGCAGCCCGGTATCCGGCGGCGTTGAACTGGTCGGCGACGTGCTGGGCATGTTTGACCGAGCAGCAAAACGCGACGGCCGGCGCTCCCCGGCAGATGCGGCTGTAATGCTCGACCGCGTCGCCGGTGATCATTGGTTTGTCCATCTCGGCTGCGAGTTCCTCCTGAGCGAAGTCCCCACCGCGAGTGCTGATATGGGATAGGTCGGCGACGATCGGCGGCGCGAAATACACCGGCGGTGCCAGGTGCCCGCCATCGATCAGATCGGCGACTTCCGGCCCGCGAATCAAATCGTCGAACACATCCTTGAGGCCCCGGCCGTCGAGCCGCTGCGGCGTGGCCGTCACGCCGAGAACGCGGGCCTGCGAGTGGTACCCGATGACTTTCCTCCAACTCCCGGCCGTCGCGTGGTGGGCCTCGTCGGCGATGATCAGCGCCGGCCGGAACGAGTCAAGCCGCCGGACGTAGGTCTGGACGCTGGCGACCTGAACGGCAAGCGACCGGTCAGGCGTCCGGCCCGCGGCGATCACGCCGTGATCGACACCGAAGTCCCGCAGCGTGCGGCAAGTCTGATCGACCAACTCTTGCCGGTGGACGAGGATGACGACGCCGTTGCCTTTCGCTGCCGTCCCCTGCGCGATGTAGGCGAACAAGACGGTCTTGCCAGAGCCGGTCGGGGAGACGACGAGCGGCGACCGCTTGCCGGACCGGTAGGATTTGCGAACGCCGTCGACCAGGTCGAGTTGGTAATCTCGGAGGGTGATCATGCGCCCTCCTTTCCGGTCGCTTTGGCGATCGCGTTCGCCGCGATCTTGCGAATTGCATTCAAAGCGTCCGGGTGGTAGGGGCTTGTTGCGATTATCCGGATCACTTCAAGGTCATTGAGCATGTCAGGCGCAGCGGCGATCAGTCGGGCGTTTGCTTCCGTTAGATTGCAACTTGTCAGCAGGAGGTAATCGTCTCCCTGTTCATTGCATCCGCAGGCCGTGCCATCTTCCCACTTCGAGAGGCCGACCGCAAATGCCGGCTCGTCGGCAATATTTGGAGCGGCCACCCAAGGCCCAGGCGTGTGCTTCCCACTCTTTTCGATGCTGAGGATGATGCTGCGGATTCGGGCAATGCTCGAAGCCCGTGGCTGGAACTTGCCGGTTTTCCAGCGCCAAAACGTGGCGCGGCTGACGTCGGCGAGAATGAGGATGCTGGCGATGGTGCGGCCCGCCGCTTTGGCGCGGGTTTCGATTTCGGTGGTTGTCATAAGTTGTGCTTGCTGGATCGAATGAAAAGAGCCTGGGCCGCGACGATCCCGATCACGGCGTAGGTTTCGAACTCCCGGCATCCGGTTGCAGCTAAAACCACAGCCGTCACCACGCAACCGATGAACGCGATCGAGGAGATCATACAAGCACCTCCCCGGCAAAGGCGACTTCGACCCAGACTGCCTCGCCCTGCGGAGCAGCGGCAGCAGCTCGGCGGATCTCAGCGTCGATGCCACGGGCCGTGAGGGGTTCCCGATAGACCCGATCGGTAGGGTATGGGCTGCCCTCATAGACCCAAGCGTCGCGATCGGCGGCAGTGGCGAACCGGTGGATTCGGCGAATCGTGCGGAATGTGCGAGCGTCGATAGTGCCAGCCCCGAAAGGGTAGGCGGCGGCGTAGTAGTGTCTCATGGTTGGTTGGTTGGTTTGGTGTTGTCCGCGTGAAGGATGCGCGGCCCCCGTTGAGATTCAGGCTGCCATCTCGGCGAAGAGATCGTCGGCGAGCTGCTGGAAGCTGCCAGCACCCACCACGGTATCAAACGCGGTGCGGGGATCTTGGCCGGCTTCGACCAGCGCGCGGACTGCAAGGCCGATCACCATTTCGGCGGTCGGGGCGATTCCTTGAGCGGCGATGAGAGCGGCGATTGCGGCGAGCTTGGAGCGGTTCATGTTGGTTGGTGGTGTCGGTTGACGGCGTGAACCTACCCGCCCGTTGCAGAAATGCAACAACAAAAAGCCCGCCCGCGAAAAATAATCCACGGGCGGGCGAACCCGACCGCTAGGGCGGCGGGTTGCTATGGACGTTCTCCCTGCGAATTTCAGAGTCGAACCAGCACAGACAGATTCCTCTATCCGTGGTGATTGGGTTGGCATCGACTTCGTTTTTCGGACCAGTGATCCACCCCTTTTCACCTTTCCATGCGCTTTCGGTGATGGTGACGCGGACCCGCTCAATCTTGTCCACGTCCGCGGAGCTGAGCTTGAGCGGGACGCGGGTTCGGCCGATCTTGCCGTAGAGGTTTCCGGTGTAGTTCATGGGAGCTTTGGGCGGAATATTTTGGGACGGCGGCCAGTGCCTTTGCAGGTGTTGCAGGGGTGCCAGTAGGTCTCGAATTTGATCGCGTATTCGCTGAGCTTCGCGAGGTGCCATCCGCCTTTTCCTTGGCATTGCAGGCACGTGCTCGGCGGTGGGAAGCGGAGGATCATCGGAGCGTTGAGGTAGGCTCAAACACCGAGAACAAGGCCACTGCACGCGACCTCGCTCAGCAGTAGTTCAGCTTTCGGTTTCCGGGTGACCGCTACCCGGCTCATTGTTCGGCTCAGAAATGATGATTGGCGTAAGCGGGCGATCCTCGATCAGTCGATACCTTGATCCCATGATGATGCGTTGCATCATGCGTCGGATGATATTTGGGGCGGTAACTGGCGAGACGGTCATCACCCAGAAGTCTCCAAATGGCGCAAAGTCCCACTCGTCCTTGCTCCCCAAAAGAAGCCGAACAAGGCGCGGCTGGTTAACTGCTGTTAGCGGTGGAGTCGATTGTGTTTTCATGGCTTGTTTTCGCTGGCATCAGTGCCAGCACTTTTAGCGTTCGGCATATCAATAAACGGGATTCTGAGCCAGTGAGTCGTCGGGAATGATTCCGGCCCCTTCTGACGACAGAATCGGCCATTGATGAAGATTCCATATTCGGGCGGGCGCACTCCATAATAGGTGTGCAGCACCCATTCCCCTTCTTCCGGCAAGTCATATCCGGTATCCACCCAATGCCGAACAAGTCGCTCCTGGCAACCCTCACCCGTCACTTGTTCGGGTGAGTCTTCGTGGGCGGAGCAACTCATAACTGGTCATACGCTGCATTTACCCGCCTCCGCCCCTCCGTCGTGAGCCTCCAGAACGGCCAGCCGTTGCGGTTCGGCTCGGGCCGGACGAGCCCCTTACCCTTGAGCACTGCGACGACAGCCATCGGATCTTTGGAGCAGTGGTCGAGCGCGGCCTTGATGTCCGGCGACTGGGCTTTGCCGTCCATCCCGGCGATGACGCCAAGGGCGATGGCTTCTCGCGCCCCGACGCCGGCGGCGGCGAGCATTTTTCCCGCAGTGATCAGCGCTTGCATCGGGCTGAGCGGTTGAGGTGGCGGCGGCGGTCGGCATATTCCGATGCCGCGAAATTGAGCGCCTGCACGCCGGCGACAACGAGGGGTAACGGCAGCCACGAGGGGCTGGTGGCGATCGCCCCGGCGATCAGGACGATGCCGCAGGCGAGCAAGAGGCGGGCGAGCCGTAGGCAAGCTCGAGCGCGGAGTTGGTGGTGGTTCATGGGAAAAAGGCGGGAGGGATTGGACTTCCCGCGAGGGTTGATGTCAGTAGAAGCCAAGCGATTGTTTCGCGACTGATCGCCAAGCGTCGGCCTGCTTCTGCTTGTTCGGATCGGCGGCGAAGTCGGCCCACGATGGGAGCGGGGAGCCATTGAACGCGACGCCGCCAACGGCTTCGCAGTAGACCGAATAGAGAAGGTCGGCATGCGGATCGAGGTTGGGCATCTCGTCTGGCGCTTGGAGCAGGGCCAGGAGGGCGTCGCCGATTGGCTCGCCGTAGCCCCATGCTCCAGGTGATCCCATTGCCCGCTCGACCGGCACCCCCTCGATGACTGATCCGAGGACGCTGATCAGGGCGGTGGTGTGGTGGTCCATTTCGGGGTTCTTTTCGGCGGCGTGCTTGACGACGGCGTTGCGGAGGTCTCGTTGCTGTTGTGTTATCATGGTTCGGTTTTCGGTGGTGATTCGGGCAAGGTGGAACAAGAAGATGGTGGAGACGGCGATGGGCTCAGTAGTGCTTAGGTCATCCCTTGCGCCGCTCCACATCAGGGACGTTCCACCGGGAGGGATTGGACCTCCCGCGAGGGTTGGCGGTTATCGCTTGGCTTTTCTTGCGTCGAGCATAGCGTCGGCCCACTCGTAGCAAGCCCTGGCAAAATCGCCGGAATCAAGTTCAGGCCCATCTCCGCAATGAGGAATAGCAGTCATCGCCGTAGCCGCGAAATAGTCGCGGAGGGACATGCCGGGATGATCTGCGCTGTTGCCTTCTGGGTGGTATCCAGCGGCAAATGCCGGCCCTCCGTCGTCTTGTGGTGTTGTCATGATTATCGTTTGATCTTCAGGTTTTGAAACACGCGGAGGCCCGCCACTTCCGGCAGCTTCCCGTTGCGGGCGAATGATTTTTTCAGCGCGGCCAGCACGTCGGCCCGCCTCGGCTCGATCCGGCACAACTGCGGGAATTTCGCGACGAACGCGAGGATGTCCACGACATCGAAATCGATTTCTTCCCGGACGCCGGCAGGCGCCGATGCTGCGACGGCCTCCGCGGCGGCGATCCGGGCAGCCTCCTCCCGTTCACGTGCTGCGGCCGCGTCGGCCTCAGCCTGGCGGCGGGAAGCGTCGGCCCGTGCCTCTGCCTCGCGCTGGGCTGCCAGCGCCCGTTCCTGTGCCTCGCGGGCCGCTCGTTGACCATCCTCCGACTGCGCGGCCTCGGCCTTCAGGTGGGCGATCTCGGCTTCATGCGCGGCCCGTTCCGCGGCCTGCCGCTCGCGCTCGATCCGCGCGGCCTCGCGCTGCGCTGCCATCTCAGTTTCGTGGCGCTCCCTCTCGACCCGCTGGCGCTCATGCTCGGCGGCGAGTTCGGCCTCGCGCTTGATCCGCTGCTGCTCTCGGGCATATTCGGTAACGAGCCCGGACAGGCGGGACTCTTCTTGGATCACCTCGGCGACAAAGTCGGCGGCGATCCCGTCGATGCGTTTGCCCAAATCGATGACCGGGGCCTTGACGAGTTTGCGGCTGCTCTCGACCGCAGTGCGGACGCTGGCGAGGCTGCGGAGCCGGGACTGCGCGATGTCGCAACTGTCGGCGTCCGTGACCGCTACGACGGCGCGAGCGGCGTTGATGATGGTCGCTTTCTGCTTTTCAGCTTCGGGCGTGATCTGGATTTGGTAGCCATCTCCAATGATGGCGAGTGCGGTGGTGCTCATGGTTGTATCTGGTTGGTGGGATTATTGGATCGGATGCAGGCCATCGGCATCGACCGGTGCCCAGCGGATTTCCGATTCGTCTGCGGCAGCCAGCGGCAACTCGGGGTGGCCGGCTAGCGGGTCAGCCGGCTGCGCTGCGGCGGCTTCCATCGATGCGAAGCGGGCCTCGGCCCGGTCGATTATTTGGCAGATGCGGGCGACGCCGGCGTCAAAGGCGGCGATCAGTTCTTTGAGTTCTGGATTCATGGTTGGTGTCGGTTTGGTTTGTTGTCCGCGTGTAGGATGCGCGGCCCCCGTTGGGGGATTAGGCTGGGCAGGAAAGGGTGATTTCGTTGGCGGCGGTATAGAACACATCGAAAGGCGTACCGTTGACGCGGACGGTGAGCGAATTGTCGAAGCCAAAATCTTCTTCGCGGAACTCAAGTTGAACGGATGTGACTCCGAGCTTGGCGGTAAAATGGCGGGCGATGGAGTCTTGAAGGTCAGCTTTCATGGTTGGTGCTGGTTGACGTGCGAACCCTACCCGATGCGGCCCGGAGTGCAACAAGAAAAAACCCGCCCCGGCAAAATAAACTCACCGGGGCGGGGCGGGTCCGCTTCACCCGCCCAGTCATCCCGCGCTTCGCTAGCCGGGTCTCTGGTGGGGTCTTCGCGGCGTTTCATGGCCGCGCCTCCGTCCATGCGGCTAGGGCATACCTTTGGCGTGCTGGAGTATGGCCGTATCTCCGCTCATGCGCTTCAATAGCGTGCGCTAACCTATCCGCCAGCGCCCGCTCTTGCTCCATTCCATCCAGTAGCCGCATGGCGTGCTGAAGCGCTAACTCGGCCCCGTATTCGTTGCTCGCCACGTAGGCGCGGAGTTCGGTGATGTTCACTTGCGGGCCTCCTTCCACGCGGCCAGTGCTTGGGGCCCACTCGTTGCAAGCCAGTCGAGCCCGCCGAGCGTTTCTGCGAGCCTGTCAGCAAGATCGCGCTCGGCTGCAAGTTCGGCCTGAAGTCGTTCGTTGTTGCTCCATATTTGCCGCCCGTGCTTTTCGCTGAAGTCTAGCTCGCGCTCTAGCTGGCGGGCGATCTTCGCCATATGAAGAAATGATACAATGTCGGGTGACTTTTTAGCGTAAAGGCTTGTTACTTCTGAGTCTGTTCTGGGTGTTTCGCTCATGGTCTATCGTCGTATGTTTGTTCGTCGTGGCTGTCGTGGTCGTCGTCGTTTATGCGTCCTGTTTCCCAATTATGAATTTCGTGGCGTCACAAAATTGATGCGCTGACCATTTTCGTGGCGTCACGAAATAGGTCATCCGTCGTAGCATCCGCAAGGGGTTTCAGATTCGTCCTTTTCGTCGAGGAAGTCCCATAGCCGCGCCTGCCTGTCGTCCTGCGCTCCAATGTCAGCCCATCGCAGCGAGCGGCCCGTGAGTCCCATATTCCGCGTTGTGATGGCATTAGACTCCATGGCGACCGCTCTTGCGAAAAGCTCGGGCTGCTCGTCTTTGAGTCGCAGGATCTCGCCTCGCTTCATGGCGGGACAGAAGAAGCACGACGACTTGCCGGGTTGCGTGAGCCCGTGGCGCTTGATTGCCGCGATGCAATCGACTCGACGCCAGTTCCATTCGATGAGCGGAAACCAGTTGTGGGCGGTTCTGCCGGATTTTAAGTCTTCTCCCGTGATGTCAACGGCGCGGTGACTCTCGCCCGCATCATACCCAATTGCCCGCGTCACCTCCCTCGCGTCCATCGCATCCATCCATTGCTTGAGCGCGACGGTCTGCGGCTGAATCTTGTATTTCATGCTGCAAGCCTTCGACCCGTAGGCAAGAGACGGCAGCTTCTTCCCGCGTATACATTCGCTTTCCAGTCCTTCAAACTCGCCTTCAAATAGCTGGCGCACCGTCTCAATCCCAATCCCCCACCAGACGCGGCATTGCAGGTCCATCTCCAACACATGCTCATAGGTATGTGGAGATTCGCCGCCAGTGTCGGCAAACGTAATCAAATCGGGCTTAATACCCCGCTCCCGAAACCCGCAAAGCATAGCAGTCGAGTTCGTCCCGCCACCGAAAGCCACTGCAAGAAGAGAGGAGATGCCGGAAGATGACGGCAGAAAGCAAGAGGTCGGCGGCAACATGCCATCACTTTCTTCGGCGGGATTTTGGAGTATGAGATCGTTTTCAATGGTCATAAAGTTTCCTAGTCAGCATGTGTTATGACACCGGCGTTTTGCGTTAATCGGATGCGCAGCCCCCGTTTTGCATCAGCCGAAGATATCGCCGTCGTCGGCGGCGGCGAAGCTGCCGCCATGAACCGGCTCAGCCTTCACCGCCTTCGCCTTCTTTGCCGGCGGCAGCACCTCCACCTCGGCAGCCAGTGCCGCAGCCGGGGCCGGCGCGTCGTCGAGGATCGGCGACTCCGCGCGGGCAGTCACGTTCCGCGGGCGGTCGCCGATGTCTTCGACCTCCTCCGTCGCGTGCATCCCGTTGAGCACGTCGGGCGCGTAGAGCCGGCCGAAGAACGCGGCGGCGCGATAGCGGAGCATCAACTCCGGCATCGTTTTCCACTTGGATCCGTTCTTCGCGTACCAGCCTTCCGCCTTGGCCATCGCGATGGACGCCGGCGGGCCTTCCAGCCTCTCGCCAGTCTTGTCAGTCGTCCAGGCGATGCAGCTCCGGTCGTCGCCTTCGCCGGTGACCTCGAATCGGATTGGGGCGAACCGGCCGCAGCTGTTGAGGGCGGCGATGATAAACGTGGAGGACCAGCTTGGCCGGCCGTGGATTATGTTCAAATTTTGCATCACCGCGAGCGGGCTTGCCCCGATCCGCTGCGCCATCTCCAGCGCGACGATGGCGTTGCCAATGTTGTCTTTGCCGCGGTATTGCTCCGGGACGATGTTGCTTGAGACGAGCGCAAGCGCCATGCGCTGGGCGGACTCGAAGGATGCGGCGTTGCTAAAAGCGGTGATGCTCTGAGTGGTGGTCGTCATGTCAGTTGTCATGTTGTCTGTGGTTGGGGTTGAGTTATGCCCACTTTGGAAGATCCAGCGTGAGCGGACTGTTTGAGTAGCCCGGCCACGTGTCGGCGGCAAGGCATTCCCGGAAGGTGTCGAGGTCAACGCGGTAATCGAACCGGCCGCGGTTGGTCATCGCCTCGCTGGCAACATAGACGGCGACGAGGTAGGGCGGCTCGGTCTCCACCGCAATGAACACGAATCCCCGCGGCGCCTCGCCGAACGCGGCCTTGTAGCCGTCGGAGTAGAATGCGGCCTGCACGTGGTATCGATATTTCGCGATGCTTTTGGCGAATCCATCCGGCGAAGCGTCGCGGGTCGTCTTGAGATCGACTATGACGCCCTTCTCGGTTACGGCATCCGGCCGGCACCTGCATGCGATGCCGTCCGCGTCCCAGAATATCGACTGCTCAATGATCGGCGAGCCTGCGAGCGCTTTTGCGGCAGCTGGGTGAGCCCGCACCGCGTCGCGGATCGCAGCGAGTTTAGTCCATTCTTCGTCAGAGATGATCTCGCGGCCTTCGGCCTCCAGCTCGAACGCGGCCCAGTCGGCCCTCCCAACGCTGGTGCGGCGGTCGATCCCCTCGGGCCGGACGGCAGTCTCCCGCTCAAACAGGTCAGGCTCCAGCACGACGGCATGGGTCAGCGTGCCCAGCCGCATTGCGGGCGTCTGATCCTGCGGGTTGTTTCGCCGCCAGCGGTAGAGCGCTGGAGCGCGGTGGATCAGATCCAGCCCGGACTTTGAGATGGCGGGCGAGGCGTGATACTCGGCGTTGGTCAGATCGTGCCTGATGGTGGGTGCATTCATGGTTGGTGAGGTAGAGCGCCGGGGATCGAACCCGGCGCAATGGGTTGGTCAGGCGAGGCAGAAGCTCTCTTCGTCGTAACGCTCAAGCCATCCGTGCTGCTCGCCGTGAGTGATGGCGTTGCGGGCGTCGCGTTCGGCGGTTTCAGCGTTGTGCTGGCGGCGAAGCTCGGCTGCGATCTGCGCTTCGGTGACTGGTCCGCAGGCGCGGGTGAAATCCATGGTCAAGGTGATGTGGTCGATGCGGTTCATGATCTTGGTTGGTTGGTGGTTGTCGTCGCGTTGCTCGCTTCGATGGGAGGAACCTACCCCGCCCCCGGCGAAGTGCAACAAAATAAATCCACCACCCCCAAAATAAAATCCCCGCCCCTTGCGAGGCGGGGATGATGACACGCACGAATTACCCTGGAAAAAGTGCCCGCCCTCATCGCTAGGTTTCCCATGACGGCGTAGAGGGCGGGCGGGCACCAACCAAGATACCGGCCACAGGGTCTCCCGCCGCAGCCGGTTGTCAAGCCGTCACTTGGTAGCCTGAAAATGCATGGCATCGCGCCCCCAGAACGCGCCGGCGGCGAGCCATCCCTCGCGGGCAAACGCCTCCATGATCTCCAGCGGCATCGTCGCGGAGACCGGCCAGGACTGCGAGAGCCGGTTGGTGCCCGGGTCGAGATCGATGGCGGCGCCGCGGGCGTGGAGGCTCGGGAGGCTCCCGCCGCGCATCGGCCGGTTGTTGTAGACCCCGGCGAACCCCTTCAAGATCGCCGCGTGCGGGCCGCTGGCGATAACATGGAGGACGCGGGAGAGACTTTCAAAGCACCGCTCGTGCGCCCGGGTGTGGCGCACCACCTTGCCATCGTAGAGAGTGCCTCGCGGAAGGTCGAATCGGACCAGTTTCGACTCGTCGCCGGGGCTGCCGTAGAACCCCTGAAGCGCGGCCTGAGATTGGCTCGGCCAGTTGGAATCCTTCGGCATGAGCGCCCGGAGGTGGCGCTGGACGGCAGCGATGGATTTCGGCCCCCAGAAGCCGTCCGGCACCGCGCCAATGCGGTCCTGCATTTCGATGATCTGTGCGCGCGTCATGGTTTGCCTTTGTAGCTGCGCCAGCCAGCCAGCCGGACGGCGCGATAGATTGCCTCCCGGCGAAGCCAGTCGAGGCCGTTGTTATACATCGCCTCCCTGAAAATGTCGTCGGCCTGGGCGCGGGTGAATCGCCGGTTGTGCGGGCTGTAAAGCCAGTCATGAATCACCGCCGCCTTGAAGTAGGGGCCGAACGGATCGAGGATCGACCAGAACACGCGAGGGATCGACGCGCCGTCTGTGTCGAAGCCGGCCGGGACTGTGATGGTTCCCCTGCTGGAGATGTAGGAAAACGGGTCGGTCAGCCGGAAGATCCGGCTTGCGCCTCGCATTCCGGCATCACGGAACTGGAGTTCGTAGGGGAAGTATATCATCGGTTTTTCCAAATGCAGGCCACGATCCCGCAGCCCTTGCTCAAGCGGTCAACGTCGTCTTGAAGTTTTGCGACGACGATTCGCAGGTTGGTGATCTCCGCAGACAGCGAGCGGTAGATGAGGACCGCCAGCGAGGAGATGACAGTTGCCAGCCCGCCCATCGACGCAAGGACCCATTCGGTGGGGATGTTCATTCGGCTGCAGCGGCTGAGGTTTCCTGCGCGGCGACCCACGCCCGCAGCGGTTCAACGGCGGAGAAAATCGCGTGCATCGCAGCGGCAACCTCGGGGACCTGTTCAACCGCCTCCCAAAGTCGGCCGGTGGAGATTGCCTCCATGTGGTCGCCGCTAGCGATGTCGCCGGTGAGTTGGTTGCATGGCAGCGTTTCGATCCGGATGCTGCCGGATTGCATGGACGGAGCCGATGCGATGACATTGAGTAACCAAATATGCGGATAGCTTTTCGCAGCTACGGCTGGTATTTCGAGCGGGGTTTGTAGGGTGAGGGACATGGTTTAAGGTGGAGTGATTGAGGCTGTCGTTAAAATTCCCAGATTGCTAATTGTCACACGCCAGCGGGTGCCGTCTGGTGATTTGAGGATGATGCCGCTAGCGGAATCCGTTACCTCCGCGTCCCCGCCGGAAACAGTCAAGCGGCTGGCGGGCGCTTGCGTGCCGAGCCCGACGTTTCCGTTGCTCGCGAGGACTCGGAGACGTTCGATGCTGTCAGCCTCTAGCGCGAGGTCGCGAGGCTGGCCGGAACCGCCCTTGCTCGTTCCGACTTTCGCCGTAGTTGAGTCCCAGCGCATTCCGAGCCGCTCAAAGTTTGTCGTGTCTTGCGCGCCGCGCTGAACGACCACGTTGCCCTTGAGTTGGGTGAGCGTGACGCTATCATTTCCGAGGGTCACGGAGTTGCTGCCTGCGCCGATCGCTAGATGCCCAATGACTATCTGGTTTGTCTGACCGCTGGCAAGCGCGCGGGTGTCCGAGCCGATGTAGACGCTGTTCGTTGTTATCGCGTTCGCGGTCGTTCCGTCCGCGATAGTGTTACCTGAGCGGATGCCGATTGCGGTGTTGCTGGGTCCAGTCGTGCTATTACCCAAGGACTGCCGTCCGACAGCGGTGTTCGATCCCGCAGTAGCTGGCAAGAGTGCGCGGGAACCTAGCGCCGTGTTGTTTTCTGCCGAGAGGTTTTCAAAAAGCGCGAACTGGCCGAGAGCGGTATTGCCGCTTCCCGTCGTATTTCTAATCATGGCCGAGGTTCCAACGGAACAATTCCCGTTCCCCGTCGTGTTAACGACCATGGAGCGATAGCCAACGGCAACGTTTTCTAGGCCCGTCGTGTTAGTTGCCAGCGCCTCAGATCCAACTGCCGTGTTCGTCGAAATACCCCCACCGCCCCGCCCGACGGAAACGCCGTTGACCGAAAACGTGCCGCTGCCGATGGTCGCGCCCGAAAACGAAGGGCTGTCGGCCGTGCCCAATCCCAGCGCCGTCCTGTGCGCGGCGGCTGAACTCCCCGCATACGTCCAGCCCGCTGTGGATGCGTAGGCGGTGGTGCCTGCCACGTTCGAGTTGGTGATGTTGATCTGCCCAGCTGCATCCCGCAGCACGATGGTGTTGTTCGCAACTGCGGTCGATGCCGTGATCGTCGCGGAGTTTGCCAACTCGCCCAAGGTCACCAGCGTGCCCGACGCGTCCGGTAGGACCAGCGTGCGGTTCGCGAAGTTGACTCCGCCGGTCAAGGTCGAGTTGAAGGGTGAGCCGCCGGTGCCGGACAGAGTGATGCTCGCGAAGGACGCCGCACCGCCTGATGTGCGGCGAACCAAGGTGTTGCCGGTCGCGTCCGATGCCGACAGCCCGTTGACCTTCACGATTACCGCGCCGTTGTTGAGGTTGGCCCGCTCAACTCGCGCCACGGGCTGCGCTCGCGCTGTTGGTGGCGTTGCCGTCATCCCGCCACCCGACGCGACGTAGAGTTCCGCGTTGTCTGTTAGGCCCGCCGTGTTCAGCTCGGTGATCGTCCCGACGATGACCATGTGACCGTTTGCGTTGTTGGCAACTGCCGCGTCCATGATGCCGATCGCGGGCATTTTCGCGGCGTTGCTGGCGTCGGCTTTCGAGACGATGGGGATCAGCGCCGAACCGCTGCCGTGCGAGCCTGAGACGTAGACCGGATCGCCTTTTGCGAGCGCCTCGCCTGCGCGGATGTGGGCGTAAACCGATCCGGCCAGGTTGCCGTGGATGTGGTCGGCGGTCAGCGTGCCCGTGACGGTCGCCGTGGCCGTGGTGACATTGAGCAAGTCAAGGTCAGCGGTGCCGTCGCTGCCGGTCGTGTCGTCGATAAAGCCGGACAAGCCGGCCGGTCCCTGCCGGACCTCCACGATGGCGATACCGGTAGGAAGGGCGATTTCGACGATCTGAATACTCATGAGCGGGGGACGATTTGGCGGAAGATGATTGGGCCGGACTCGATAGGGATTACCTTGTCGGCATCGGTGACGAGGACCAGCCCCCAGACGTAGGAGCCCGCGGGAATCAAGGCAGTCACGGTGTCGGGGATGTCCACCATGATCACGCCGCTTGCCGGCGTCGGGATCGTCGGAGCGAGGTCGAGGATCACCTCTTCGCTCGAGATGGTCTCGCGGACCTCGGCCCGCGCCGAGAACCCGGTGAGGTTCACCGGGTCGCCGTCCTCATCCCGGCAGGTGAATGAGAGCGTTAGAGTCGCGCCTGAATAGGCTTGAACCTTCGTCATGAGCGGCACGCTATTGGATTCCCCGCGCGCGGTCAATGCCGGAGGCGAATCGTCGCATCTCCAGAGCAACTTGGATCTGCCGATCCCCCCAGCCGCCCTTGGGCTCGTTGCCGAAGGTCAGCGCGGCGAATCGCTCGGGCCGATCCACTGGCGATCCGATCGGCACAGCGGCTAGTCCTCCGCCGTCGGGGTCATGGTCGAGCAGCTCGAACGGGTGGCCGGTCGCTCGGATCGTGCTCCAAATCGTCAGATCCTCCGGGGCCGATGGGTCGTCCGGCATCCCGCGCAGGATCTCCAGCGCGGCGGCGATCGTCTCACGTCGCATCGAGTAGCAGGCGCCGAAAGCATCGCGGCGAGCTGCCATCGTCGAGCAGCAGCCTACGGTGCCGCCGGCGAACAGGTCAGGCTGGACCAGCAGCGTGTCGGCATCGATTTTCGCGACGACATCGGCCCCGGTTGACAGCATCGCCTCAAGAATTCCTATGCAGCACTCGGTGCCGTTCAGGTTGCCGCGCCGGGGGAATCCCGTCACGCCGTAGGCCGCTCCCATGCGCCATAGATCGCCCCTCACCCATCCCGGCAGGCGGCGCGCGACATCGTCAAAGACCCACGCCCGGACGCCGAGGCGAGCGAGGTGACGCACGCACTCGATCACCGGCAGCGCGTCGCCGGCGTAGGCGAAGATTGCAGCGATCATGCCGGCCGCCATGTGATCGGCCCGAGTTGGATCTGAGTGACGGTGCCGGTGCCGTTGCTGTAGGCGATCGGTACCGAGACGGCGGTGGATGAGTTGGCCGGCAGGCTGGCGGCGAAGAACGGGCCACTGACCGCTGTCACCTCGTCGCTGCCGTTGAGGGTCAGGGTCACGTAGAGGTAGCCGGCGATCGGATAGGCGCGGAGAAGCGCGGTCTGCCCGTAGAAAAACTCCCCGCCGCCGTAGGTCGTCGCGCCGTAGGCCGTCGAGACCCACGCGGCCCCGGTCACGTCATAGATCCGATCCGCATCGGCAGCACGCTCCAGCACGTCGTCGGTGCCGTCGTTGATGATGCCTGCGCCGGTGCCGTCGATGGTTATCGTCCAGTCAGGATCGTCGTCCGACTCCCACGTTTGCCAGTCGGTGCGCGTGTAGTTACCGACCTGCACGGTGGTGTCATCGCAGACCAGCACGGCGGGGCGCGCCGGCCATGTTCCGGCGCTGCCTTCGTAGGTCGTCGCGATCGCGAACGGTGTCCCGCCGTTGTAATTGTCCTCGCCGTAGGTTGTCGCGTTGAATGTGCCATACGGCGCGATCGTGGTGGCCGCTGCCATCGTGGCCACGACATCGGTGTCGTCCTCGATCTCCGCGTTGCCGGTGCCGGGGTCGAAGGTCATCGTCAGACCTCCGCTCGTCCAGACGTCCGGTTCCAGCGGGCGGAACAACCCGTCAGGGACCAGCGTGCCGAGCACCGAGGATGTCGCTTTGACGTTGGTCCCGCTTCCCCCGTAGAACCCGCCGAGGCCGCGGGAAGCGGTCATCAGCGCGAGCGTCGGGTCTTGCAGCGCCACTGCGTTCGTCGATCCTCCGGTCGCGAAGTAAACAGTCGTGCCATGAAGCCCGATCACGACACCCGCCTGCATGTAGAGGTTCCCGAACTCATCGACGGCGGCGGAAAATGGGGCGGCTGTCATCTTCAGTTGATCGTGATGTTCGTCTGCGGGGTCTGGCGAACCTTTCCGCCGAGGGTCGAGAAGTTGAATCGAGACGGCGCGCCGATCTCGATGTCGAGCGACTGACCGGCAAGGTCATAGGTGATGGCTCGAGCAAGAGCGCCTGCCGATGTCAGAGACGACTGAGCGCCCGAGACGTTGACCTTGTATAGCAGCTCGTTGCTCAGATTCGGAAATGACGATCTGTCCAGTCGGATGCTGCCTTCGTAGGGTGTGAAGTTCTGCGCGCTGAGCAGGTTGGCTGCGAGGCTGGCAGGCGGCGCGAGGTAGTCGTAGTCCTGCGGCTTGTAGATCGTTTGCGGCGAGGAATAGGTCGAGCTGGTCAGGATCGCGTCCACCTCGAAATCGAGGTAAAGGAAGTCGATGTCGGTTGAATCCTGCTTGCCGTTTGGTGCCTTTCCTGTCCCCGAGAAATAGAGGATCGGGCTTTGTCGCACCCACGGGAACGCCTGGGACCAAAGTGGCTCGACCGCTGCTGCCACCGGGATTGAGGAGAACGTTGCCTTCGTTGTGATCACCTGCACGCGGTAGATCCTGCCTGTAACCTTGACCTTGCGGGCGTTGCTATACACGCCCGTCGCCCAGTCAGGGGTGTCTGCCTTGATGACGAGGTTCCGGCCGGTGAACGACGTGATAACCTCGTCGGTGTCGGCATCCCGCACCTGAAATGCAGGCTGCTGCACGCTCTGGTGGCTGGTGTTGTTGTCCACTGGTTGCCTATTGAAATACCAGAGTGACTCGCCATTGGCCAAGGTCACGTCGTTCGTGCCTTCGCGTGGCGAGTTCGAGAACTTCTTCCGGCTCTCAGCGACCTCCGGGATGAGAGCGATGATCGCGTTTCGGATCGCTGTCGAGGTGTTCATCGGCTTCGTCTGAGCAATGAACGTCTGGTAGTCGTCCGGCGGCAGGAACGTGTCCAACTCCTTCCCGGAGAGCCCGATCACCTGCACGCGGCCGGTTGATGCCGTGCCGCTCGCCTGCGTCTGGTATTCCGGCCGGCCCGCGGCCGTGCGGTCGATGTATTTCACCTCGACGCGGGTAGGCACAAGGTCCGGCCTGCCGGTCAAGTCGAAGTCAACGAGCGGCGCAATCCCGACCGTGTAGGTCGTCGCGCTCATGCCGCCGCGGCGGGACAGGTTGAACGTCGGAGTGTCGCTGCCGTTGTAGTCCCACCATCCGACGCAATCAGGCACCCAGCGCATGAGTTCCGCGAGGACGTCCGCGCAAGTCATCATGGACAGTTGCAGCTTCGGGATCGTGAAGGTGCTGACGATGGTGCCGATGGCGATCGGAGCATTGAGCGCGATGGCCCGATTCAAGAGCGCCGTGATGTTTGCCGTTACGGTCGCCTCGCTGAATATGATCGTCGGGCGCTCCTGCGTGCTGACGCTGGTCAACTCGGTCGTGATGTCGATCTTCTGGAGCCACTGCCACGGGCCCTCGACGACGACCTGCACGCCGTAGTTCGTGGCCCGCGCTTGGGTGACCCACCCGCGGAAGTAGCGGGCGAGTCCGCCCGCGCTCCACAGCTCTACCCGCTGCCCGACGTCGGGGATGATCGTCTCACCCGCGTTGATGCTCTCGGTGCGGCATGTCCACGTCAGGACATCCGGCCCGAGGTTCTCGAAGCGCAAGCTGGCGTTGACTGCCAGCAGGTCGGCACCGAGGAGGCGGTCGGTGGCGTTGAGGGTTTTTCCGGCTTCGCCCTTGATGATGTAGTCGGTCATGGTCAGTTGCCGGATCGGAGTCGGGATTCTATCGCTTCAAACCGCAACGCCTGTTGATGCAGCCGCTCGGTCATCAGCTTCTGGCTGGCGGCAACCGCGTTGTTCGCCTTTTCCAGTTCTTGGAAACTCTTTTTGATCTCCGCGTCAGCCGCCTCCCGGCTGTTCTTCACTTGGTTGATCGCGTCACGGACCTGGCCCATCTCTTGCGGGTCCACTATACCGTCCCTCAGTGCATCGGTTAGGATCTTGAGGGACTCCTTGGCGCCTGCGGAAAGAGTCCGCCCTTGCTCTGCCGCCTCAGTCTCCAGCGTGGCCTTCGCTGTTTCGGCTGCTTCGGTCAGCGATGCCTTCGCGGATGCAACAACTTCCAGCTGTTGAGTGACCGCTTCCGATGCAATCGCGCCCTTTGCCGCCTCCGCCTCGGTGCGAACAGTCTCCACCTCTGCGACAGAATCAGCAACAGCATCCTGCGCCTCCTGCGCTGCCGTGCTTAGTGCTTCGATCTCGACGCGAGTTCCGGTCTGACCCTGTGCCAATGCAGAAACAGCCGCCTCATATGATCGCTGGGCTGCCTCTAGCTTCTGCTCAGCATCAAGGATCCTCTGGTTTTCGGATGCTCCTGCCGCTGCTCCTTGTCGAGTTGCAGCGGCAGCAGCAACAGCCGCAGGGTCGGCGCCGCTGGCAATGGCGAGCGCATCGGCAGACTTTGCGCGAGCTTCCTCCAGATCCGCGAGCGACTTCACGACTCTCATCTGGCGCTCATAAGCGGCCGTCTGTGCGTCAATGGCCGACTTTTCAGCCGCGAGATAATTGGAGACCCGCTTGCTGCTTGCCTCGGCCAGCAGCTTGTCTCGTTTCGCAATGGTGTCTTGATACAGCGACTCTTGCCGGATCACCTCCAGCTGGCTTTCCTTCAGCGCGACAAGATCAGCCTTATAATCCGTGAAGGCATCGACGACGTAATCGAAAGGACTCGTCAGAAAATCCGCGAACTCCAGGCCGATGCTCTCGAAGCCCCGCAGCTCGACGCCAAGCTCTTTGTATTGGCGGATCACGTCGATGGTCAGCGCCGCCACCTGCCGTGCGCTCGCGGCAAGCGCGGCTCCTGCCGCCAACCTCATTGCAGTTGAGTCCCGAGCTGCTTGCTGGGCTTCCCCCTCCGCCCTCAGTTCTCCTGCCTGCTGCTCTACGCGGCGCTCGCTTGCTTTCTTCTGGGCAGCGGCAAGGTCGGCCTGTTGCTGCTCAACGGACCCGATGGCGGCCTCAGCCTGCCTCGCGCCGGCCGTGTCGGCAGTCGTCGAAATCTGAATGTCAACTCTGCGGCTGGCCATGGTCAGGATGTGAGTCGGCCCGAGATCTGAACGTCAAGCGTGACGGCGCAGCCCCGGTGCGATGCGGACACATTGGCCTGCGCGTCGTAGATGGTCAAGACAGGTCCGGGGACGAACGCGGGTGTTCCCGTCGCCGGTGAAACTGCGGTCCAGCTTGCGGCCACGTCAGGCGTTGCGACGGCAGACGATGAATACCACTCAGCGCCGGTGCCGCCCTCGTCTTTCAGTCTCCATGAGTCGGTGCCAGATGTCGGGAAATCCTCAACCCATTCGAGTATCCAGTTGCCGGTTTCGTAGGCGACCTTGCCATTGAGCAAGCCGAGGTAAGCCAAGGTGCCCGGGACTGCTGGCGTGGTGCCGTTGCTCGTCAGTGTGCCCGTGACGGTCATTGTGCCGCGCGGCGTGGTGGAGATTGCAGCCCTCGCTCCTGACTGGTCAGCCAGATCCGCCGGCAGTCCGAGGACATAGGTCTCAGCCGCCTGCACGGTCCCGAACGTCTGGATCGACGAGAACGACGCCGAGACGTAGCTGCCAGGCCGAGCGTATTGCCGACCATCGGTCACGCCGAGGTAGGCGACCCGCTCAAAGTTGGTCTCCGTGTCGATCCGTAGGCCGGAGGTTTCAGACTCGCGCCCGTTACCCCCGGCCAGCTCGATGACCGTCGATCCGATGGTCAGGTTGCAGATCATCAGGCGACAGCGGAGACCGTGAAGAGTGCAACGGGAGCGCCGGTGTTGAAGGTCCGCTTCGCTGCCAGCGTGATCTGACCGAGGCGGTTGTCGGTCGGCGAGAATCGGTTTTGCAGGTCGAGCAGTTGCACCGCAGCGCAATCGAAGTTGATGCCTCCACTCGTGGCAGTCGAGATGTCGAGCGTGGACGATGCAAGTTCCTCGCCTGCGTCAAGCGATCCGAAGAATGCGTCGAAGCTCGTCTTGGAGATGCCGGTCGGGATGAACGTGATCGTTGCACCGAGATTTTGGAGGCTCATGTCAACCGTCCCGATCCCGTCCACGGTGATCGGATTCAAGCCGAGGTCGAAGCTAATCTCGAAGCCCGCTTCGGAGAAGAACGGGCCGATCGCGCCGAGCGTCGCCCGATATGGCGCTGTGATGAGCTTCGTGGCATCGAAGGCGGTGCCGATCGCAGCGCCGGCGCCGACCGAGTAGTAGTCAGCCAGGAGCGAGGGATCGCCGCCGATGTCCACCAGCCCGGTAAACTGAACGCTGCCGAAGGCCGTGTTGTTCGCGGTGCACCTGATGCTCGGCATCTGGGTGATTGCGGCGTTGTTGACGGTGTAGGTGCCATCAGCGGCGACGATGACGAGCGCCTTGTCGGTGCCGCCGTAGATGCTCGCGCCCATGGCGGTGTTGCCGTGCGGAAACAGCACGGTCAGCGATTCGATCTCACCGATCGGCTCGAACTCGACGACGATCTGAAGGTCGGTCTTCGCCCGTCCGACCACGCCGTAAGCGTCGGTCTCCCTGTCGGAGGTCGAGTTGGTCAAGGTCAGCGCGACGCCGCCCTTGCTGTAGAATGTCGCGCCGTCATAGGTGATCTTGCACGGGCCGCGAACAATGGTGGTTCTGTCGAAAGTGGGCATAGCTTAGCGGGTGGGTGGGTCGTTGGAGAGGCCGATTGGAATCGTGAATTGAAGGGCCTGCTGGAGCATCGAGTCGTTGGCCTGCTGGCTCATGCCGGCGAAGAGCAGAACGCCGCCGGACAGTGGGGCGTCGTCGTGATCGGCTGGCTGCACGTGATGAAGCAGGCGGGCGACGGCCTCCGCGATCTCGGTGCATGACGGGCCGGGGCGGGCCTTGCTTCGCCAGATGCTCGGGATCTCAGAGACGGTGACCTGGAATGTTGAGGTCGTGAGGTAGGGGCCGGGCGTGTTGTCGGTGTCGGTCTCGCCGGATGCGAAGTTGACCATCACGAACGCGCCAGTCTTCTGCGCGGCGTTGATGATCTCGCGCTCGACATCCTTCTGGTCCTCCACGAGCACGGGGATCGTCGGGACCGTGCGGAAATATTCGGACTCCCGCAGGTGGTCCGCGATGCTCTCGACGATCTGGCGGATGAGGGAGGCCATGGGTCAGGGAGATTCCGCGAAATCCATCAGTGCCTTGCCCGAGTAGCGGAAAGACGCGCCCGAGGCGGTGGCGAATGATGCCGCGCCCGTGTCGTCGGCGTCGGCGTTGTTGTTGGCCAAGTCGTCGAGGAAGTTCTCGGCGGCCTCCACGGAGAGCTTGCGGTCCTCGCCGTTGAACTCGGAGAGCGACGGGAACGCGTCGGTCAGTAGGCGGCGAGCGATGGCGTAGGCGTGCCGCTGCGATCCCGGCGGGATGAAGAGCCCGGTGTTGACCAGCGGGCCGAGGCCGCGCTTGCGACGGCCGGCGTTGATGCGGGAGACAAACTCCGCGGCGACCTGCGCGAGGATCTCAGCGAGCTTCGCGTCAGGCGTCGGCGACTCTTCGACCAGCCGGTCGAGTTCGTCATTGCCGAGGCGGTCGCGGAAGGAGTCAACGGTGAGTGGGGTCCAAGCCATGAGTCAGGAAAAGGAAAGAGGCCCGCCCGCGAGCAGGCGGGCCTCAATGGGGAGGTCGATCAGAACAGCAGCCTAGCGACCATGGCAGCGGTGAGCGTGCCAGGGGTGCCGCTTGCGGTCTGAGCGATGCGAACATACCGGCGAGTGTTGGCCGGGACGCGGAACCGGACGGTCTTGGCAGCAGCGCCAGAGGTGCTGACACCGGTCTGGGTCGTCGTGATTGCTGGGTCAACGGCTGCGAAGGTCGTGCCATCTGCGCTGTCTTGCAGCGTGTAGGTGACGACCTTCGTGTCGGTGAGTTGCGTGCCGCTCAAGACTGGTCCTGCCAACTCGAAGACGACGCGTTCGACGTCACCGCCAACGGCCTGCTCGAGGTCGAAGGCTGCGGTGTTCGCTCCACCGGAGAGGAGCGTGACGGTCGAGACGTAGTTCTGGTCCTGCTGGTTGCGGTTGAATTCAAAGGGCATGATCGTGGATTAGCTGAGGGTTTCGGTGTCACCGATGGAGTCGGTGATGATGATGGGGATACCGAAGGACTCGGTAGGGACACCCGGGAGGATGCCGGTAAATGCCTCCTGCTTGGTGCTGGCGGTCATCGTCCGGCTGATTTGCAGCTGATAGGCCGAGCGGCGGGACATGAGCAGGTGACTCGGGCGCTCGCCGACCGGGAACTTGCTGAGAAGCTCGGCGATCTTGATGTCGGTGAGACGAGCGCCGGCTTCGGCGGCGGTGAGGTCTTTCAGTCGCCCCACGGCGTACTTGTTGACGCACTGGAAGCCGATCCACGCGGTAAGGTCCGCGATGAACGCGGCATAACGCTTCGAGTTGGCGTCCACCGCGTCGCCCTCGCGGAAGGCCGAGAGGTCGAAGCTGGTGCCGTTGCCATAGACGTATTGCACGCCGGTGGTGCCGGCCTTGATGGCATACACCGAGGAGCCGGTGCCGAGAGTGGTGCCGCCTGCATCAACGACAAGTTCGTCGCCGAAGGTGCCGATGAGCTGTTGAAGGCCAAAGAAGCCCTTCGCGCCCGCGGCGGTGCCGTAGATCGTCTGGGAACCAACGGTCGAGAGTGCGGCACGCATGACGCCGGCAGCCTCGATGGCCTGGATGGCTTCGGGGCCGTCTTCGTAGCCGCGGGCGACGGCCTTGTCCACCTCGACGCGGGCCGAGAGGATGAAGCACTCGACGAGGCGCTCGGTGAAGTTCGACTTAGTGGCGTCGGTGCCTTCGTTGGCAGCGCGGAAACTGACAGCCGGGCGGCTGTTGCGGATCACCGTCTTGTAGGAGGTGCCGCGGATCGTGCGCGCCGGGATGATGGTCACCTCGGGCGAAGCGGTTGCGACTTCCTCGATCAGTCCGACAATCGGGTCGGCACCGTTCAGCTTGGCGAGGTCAAGCAGGGTCAAGTTGTTGGGCATGATGGTTTAGGATTGGGATTGAGCTTTGAAGGCGGCCTCAACACGGGCGAGGCCGGTGAGAGCTTGGCCTTGAGGGGGTTCTTCGGTGCGGCCCGCGAGGACCGTTTTGCCAGAGAGCACGGGGTTGACGGGGATGGCGTTGAGCGCCTTCACAGCTTCCGGGTTGGTGGTGATGGACGAGCGCCAGAATGCTTTCGTCGCGTCGTCCTGCGGGGCGATCCGGCCGGCCTTGATAGCGTCCTCGATGGCGGCGTCGGCGGATGCCGATGCCTTCGCGGCCATCTCGTCCTTGAGCGACTTGTAGGCGGCTTCGAGTTCGCCGTTCCGTTTCTTCATCTCCTCCAATTCGTCCTCGGCGGATTTCCTGGCGATGTTGGCAGGTTCGACGTCTTCGGCCTGCGCTGCGACTTCCCGGAGGGTAGCGAGCGCGGCCTTGGCGGTTTCGAGAGCTTGATCGGGCGCGCAAGACGCCTCCACGAGCCCGAGTTCAACTAGGTGTTGCATGGGGTCTTCTGTTGCTTGGTGAGCTGCGGCGATCCGCGGGATTTCCTCGAAGGCCGGGTCGTTGACCAGGCTGCCGATTTCCCCGCGAGTCGTGAGACCCGTTGGGATGCCGTCTTTCGAGACGAGGAAGGTCGGGGAAAAATAGGAGTAGTCGCGGCCCTCGATGGCTGCGCGACCGGCGCTGGTCCAGTCGACGTCGAGCATGAGGCCGACGCCCGCCTCATAGCGGAACGCGGTCGGGATAAACGACGCGGCACCCGGCTTGTGATCGAACCCGGCGAAGGGCCGGACGTTGGACTCCATCCGGCGAGCGAGGTCGTCGGCGAATCCGGCAAGAACCCGGTCGTCGACCGTCACGGTCAGCGTCTTCGGCTTGCCGCCCACGCTCGCGGTGATCTCGTGCGTTCCTTCGGGCAGGAACACGATCGAGCCCGCTTCAGAGAGCTCGGATTGGAACGCGGAGTTGACTGTGAGGCCGGTCATCTGGCGAAACCTTAGTAAATTGCTCAGGATAGTCAACATTGCAAATTCAAGCCTCCTCCACGGTGGCGATCAGGCTGTTGAGAGCCTCGTCGATGAAGGCGTCGAGGTAGCTCGATTCGGGCGGCAGGGCACCCGGCCACGGGCGGTGAGTGACGCTTTTCCTCAGCGCGTAGGCGGCCTTGGCGTCGCCGGTTTGCTCGTCGGTGTACATCAGCATTCCCTTGGCCCGAAACAGCGGGGCGATCGTGCGGGCGAACGTCTTCGCGGTCAGCCCGTGCGCCCGAGGGTCCACCGGGATCGTCAGGAATTTCTTCCGCTTCGCCCGGATCGTTCCGCCGGTGACCTTGTGGGCGAGGCCGATCGTCTCGTTCTGGAATTTCACGTCGTAGCTGTTGGGCTGGAGCATGGCCCACGCGGTTTCCGTCGAGCGCCACCATTGCGTCGGCCTCCGCCCCGGCCCGTGAGTCGGCAGCGCGGGGTTGACCCAGAACGGGCGACCCTTGGCTTGGTAATACCCCTTGATCACAGTCAGCGCGGCCTGCCCGCCGTCACCGATGGCTTGCCTCCTGGCAGCAGGGGATGATAGCCGAATCAGCCCGAGCCTCACCTCCTGCGCCCCGGTGATCGCGACGTTGACGCTCAGGTTAGACATTCGGTTCGATCCCTCGGATGATGGCCTCGCCGATCTCGGCTTCGAGAGCGTCGGCGAGCGCCTGCTGGTTCAGCTCGCGGAACATCCGCGGCACCCGCTGGACAGCCTGATCGACCAGCGCATTGAATGCGCCGGGCGTGAGCGTGCGGCTTTGCTCGATCAGATCGCCGAGCAGCTCGTCCATCGGGGCGAGCCATTCGGCGGCGAGGTCACGGAGGTCGGCTTTGGTCATTCCGCTTCGATGAGTTTTTGCTTTGACTTCGCCCAGCGGTATCCGGCGTCGCCGCCCCAGCCGTGCCATGCTTGCCAGCCCTTGCCCTTGGCCGGCCACGTCTCGCCCGACTTGTCCACCTCGTGGCGGGCGAAAAACGAGACCATGCGCTTCACGGTGTCAGGCGTCAGGGTGGTCCGGTTGGCGATGTCGCGAGCGCGGGCGATCCCCACGGCGGTCATGCCTCGCTCGCTCGAGGGTTTCGTGCGGCGAATGTCCAGCGCCTCCTGTGCGTTCGCCGCCATCTCGGCGGTCGGTCGTAGGTCGATCTCGTCGAGGCGGGCCGCGGCCAGCGTGTCGAGCGGGTCAGGCATGGCATCTTCGATCTCGTCGTCACCGAAGATCGGCTCGCCGTCCACCGGCTCGGGGATCTCCAACTCCTCATAGACCCATTTCGACGGCATCTTCACGCCGGTCTCGACGAGGATCTTGAACCGCTCGGCGGCCGCCTTGGTGTCCTTCACGCGAGGGATCACGATCTCGGCGAACGGCATGTCCTCGGCCGGCACCGCGCCGAAGTTAAGCCGGACGATGGCAGGGATGAGTTGCTCGGTCAGGATTGACGCCGTCCACGACGCGACGGACTGGAGCACCTCGGTGCGGATGCCGTCATGCACTTCGCCCAGCGCCCGAGATCCGGTGCCAGTGTTGTCGGTCGTCAGCGTCTGGCCGAGAAGCAGGATGTCGCAGGCGCGGTCGGCTACGTCCATCAGGTGCGACTGCGGCATGGAGTCGGCGGCGCCGCTCACGCCGTCGAGGATGTTCAACTTCACCCCGGGGCCGGTCACGGCCGCGCCCGTGCTGCCGACGTTTTCGAGCATCGCCTCGGCCGCATTCATCGCGCCTTCGCTGCCGTCGGTCTCGACGTGCCGCCACGGGACGCCGAAGAGCTGCGCGTATTGCATCAGCCATCCGAGGCCATAGACGCTGGCGAGCCAGTATTTCGTCAGGGTTCGGAGGTTGGCGGCGTGGATCGGGTGGGTGCCTCCCTGACTCCAGACGGCGATGAGGAAGCGATCGGGTGGGAAGTCTTCCAACGGGCTGTTGTTCGCGCCACCCGGAGCGATCATCAGCCGGTCGATCTCGTTACCGGCGGATGGGTAGGCGAGATATTTGGCCGGAACAGGGGCGTAGGCCCGCGGCGAGATGATCCCGTTCTGCGCGTGCCATGCGATTTCCAGAACGCTGATACCCTTGGCATAGGCGTCGATGAGAGCGCGGATACCGCCCTCCATGTCGAGCTCCCAATATCCCGGCCGAGGCGCGAATGACTCCATGGCCCGCTCGACGACTTCATTGATCCGCAGGGCTTGCGGGGTTGGCTCCTCCGCGCCCTCACGGATGGCCGGCTTGATCTGGATCTCAAGGCGAGCGACGGCACCGGACACCTCGTTAAGCGCTTTCCGCAGCCGTGGCCATGTATCCAGCATCAGCCGAAAGAGCCGGTCCTGGTCCTCCAGCTTGCCCGTGCGGACGTTCCGCAGGATCGTGCGGACCTGCTCGGGCGTGACGTTCGACAGGTCGAAGTCGTTCGTCCGATACTGCGCTGGCACCGGCCAGACAACGCCTTTTCGCTCGTCGATTGTCATTCTTGAGCATCCTTAGCAACTTAGTAAGGATTTGGCAAGGGCGGGGATTCAGATCGCGTTAAACCCCCGCACAGCCCGCGTTGCCATCGGGTTGGCCTGCATCCGGATCGCCGACTTCTCCGACATCCGGCCCGAGTGGTGAGCGCCCAGCGCGATGCAGGCCAGCAGCGCGTCGGCGCGGTCGGGCGACTTGATGCCGGCCTTCCGCATCTTCTCCTTGTCTTCGATCCGCAGCTTGCCGGTCGCGTTCCATTCGCTCTTGCGGGTGGTGATCTGCTCGAACGTCATTGGGTCCAGTTCGCCCAGGTTGATCTCGCCCCGGTGGATCGCCTGCGTCCCTGTGTGCCAGACTTCGCCGATCAGGTTGGCATACTCGTCGGAGTCCTTCGCGGCCTGCCCGCCGTGGAAGCGGTTGATGTGCCAGCCCTCCTCGGCCATCTGGCAGACGAAGCCGGTGCCGAGTCCGTCAGCGTCGCCGAATATCTGCCCCGGCTTCAGCTTCTCCTCCTCGAACAGCCGGATGAACTGGCGGGCGGCCTGCACGGTGTCCCTCTCTTGCCATGCTTTCACGACGCGGGCGCGGTTGCCGCGGCGGATCGCCAGCACGTTCTCGTCCCGGCCTGCGGCGAAGTCACAGAACGCGACCACCTCGCCGGACTCGTCAGCCTTCGGTTGGCGCTCCAGCGCGGCGGTCAGGCGGGCCGGTGAAAGCACCATCAGCTCGTCGTCGGAGGTGAACTCGGCGAGGTGCTTGGATCGATACAGCGGGTGGTCCTCGCCGTATTTGATGCGGTCGAGCTGCCGGCGCTCCTCCGGGATGTGCGGGCACTCACTGCTCGGCACCTTCCGCGTCCAGTAGAGCGACCGGTCCTTGTGGTGGGAGTCGTAGAACTGCCCACGCGGCGCGCCAGGGGACGACACCCAAAGCTGCAGCAGGCGGGTGCATCGGTCGAAGGCCTCGAAGATTTGGTCGGGCACCGTCTTGGCCTCGTCCACGATGAGCATCAACGGCGCGTCAGGCTCGCCGTGCCAGCCCTCAGCGCGGCCGGCGTCGTCGGTCGAGAATCCCAGCGCGAAGCCGCCTTCGGGTGTCCGCAGCTCATCGGACAGGAACGTCCACGCGGGAAACTTGTCGCGGTGCTTGCGGATCGCCGGCCAGAGCTGGTTGGAAAGCTGCCGGAACGATCCCGAGGTGAAGACGACCCTGCCCTTTGGGTGCTTGTCGAGGAACCAGAGGATCAGCGGCGCGACGAGCCGGTCGGTCTTGCCGCTACCGTTGGCCGCGACCACGGACGAGAACTGCCCGATGCCGACGGACTCCAGCGCTTCGATCTGCCAGACGTATGGGATGATCCCCAGCCGGCGGATGCAGAACTCGGTGGGGGTCATCTCAACCTCTCCTTTAGCTCGTGGAGCTCAATGAACAGGCTGACCGCGGTCTCGTGTTCCGCCTTGAGTTGATCTCGAAGCGTCTCCACCTCATGCTTCCAGACGGCAAGTTCGCGCTCCAGTTCGGCGATCCGGTCAACGCGCGGCGCGTCGCAGTTTTCGCACGCTTTCTGAGCGGCTCGGAACGTCTGGTTTTCGCGCTCTAGCTGGCGTGCGAAGTCGGCATCGACCAGCGGGTCCTCTCCGTAGTGGCATCGGGTGGCTTGGTGAGCCGGGAACTCAGCGGCATCGGTTCTCGGTGTTGGTGTCATGGTTGGTGTCATGGTCGTCGAACTCGTTCCTGCGCGTCCTCGATCACCCGGCGGAGCGCGGCGTCTTGGTCGGGTGTGAGCTGCACGGCCGGAGCGACGGTCACCGGCCCGCCGTTCGGCCCGCTGATCTCCTGCGCCATGCGCTCGCCGTAGCGTTTCGGATCCCACTTGGCGAGCAGCTTCAGCCGGGTCTCAATCTGGAGCTTCCGGTGCCCGAGCATGTCCGACCGCTTAACCTGCATCCCGTCCTCGCTCTCGGTGATCTCCTCGCCGATGATCGGGG